TATATGTTAATCAAGTTACACTCAAACCATTTGAACTTAAGTATAGAGAACTATTACTAGATTACTCTACATCAGGTTCATTACTTGATTGCTGTTATAGACATAAGATTAACCATAATGCAGCTTATTCGTATCTAAAGAGAAACTTTCCTAAGATGCTATCTTTCGTTAATGCCCTCGAGATTGAAATTGAAGAGGATGAAGTTCAGTATGACAACCGAAATTGAACCTAAGGGCGATCAACAGTTAGAGGTTACTCAAACCAATGGCCGTACCACTATTGTATTCCGTAAGGCTAAACTAAAAGGTAAGACTAGCCAGGCTGAGGTGCTTGATACATTATTGATAGCTGCCAAGATGCAAGCAGAATACTATATAAAGAAGTTGTCACTAGGAGCTCCTCTAGATCCAACAGAGGTTAAGTGCTTGAAAGAATTAGCAGAGATCACTAAACTGGAGGTTACTCCGAAAGACTCCGGAAGTTCCGGATCACACTCCTCATTGGTTGAAGTAGAGACAGTTAAGTCTAGTTTATATGCTGCATTAGCTGAAAAGTTAGATAAGAGCACAAAGTAGAACACCTTATGAGAGTTTGAGACTAAATATCAACAGCTCTCACCCATAATACCAGAAAACGACACTGGAGTCGCAATCGAGCTGTAACTCCAAAATACATAAAGACATTCGGAGTATATAATGTCGATTGTGGATCTTGTAAACATACGCGAACTTACCAAAGATGATGTCAACTTCCTGTTAGACTCCTCAATTCAATGCTTATCTAAATATACAGAATCAATAGTTAAAGGTCAGAATAGAGCTAATGCCATTCAATACCTTGAAACAATCATATTATATGCCCTACATAAGATGCCATATAGTATATTCATAGCTTGTGACAGAGATGATCCTAACAATATTATCGGCTATATAGTAGCAGATACTGAGAAGAACCACATCTTCCTTCAGTACACCAAGTATACCTATAGAGGCTTGGGGGTACAAAAGAATCTGTTGTTACCCTTAGTTGTAGACCCTTCACTACCTATCACAGTGCAGTGGCCTACTAAGGAGATGTTGAAACTGGAGAAGGTTAATAAGATTCAAATAGTTAAACAATATGAAATGGACTTGGTTGAGTCAATGTATAGTATGACCGGAGGGAATAAGGTATGACAGCTGTGTTACAGGTTACTGTATTCAAACGTAAAGATGAGTTAGGATTGACACTACCTAGTGTTGAAGGTGTAAGGAGGTTTGGTCTTAAGATGATTGAGGCCAAGTCTCGTAATCGTAAGTTTGAAGCCTTCAGTATGGACATTCCAATATTAGATATCTCAGATGTTAAGTACCTAGAGAACATCATAGCAGAATATTATAGGGATATCAAGGAAGATACTGCATACAGAGACAATACAATCACCACGTTGGTTGAACCTTCCACAGTTGAAGAGGTTATCCGGCTGGGCGCACTTAACAATAGCCAAGAGAGTGAAGCATCTATAGCTGAGTTGTCCAAGAAGTTGGTTGATGAAAATCAATCCACACCAATAACAATAGACGAGGTAATAGATTTATGAAAGTACTTAAGATACTAACCAATAGTGCTATATTGGCTTTAGGGATGCGGACTACAATGTTACATCCAAAGGATAAGATGGAGTTGAGGGATGGGTTTGTTTTGGTTAATGATACTGTTATAGTCCCAATACACCGTATTAATGAAATGGTGGTTGAAAAGGAAGTGGTAGATGCAACTAAAAGTAAACCTAAAGGGTGACATAACATACAACTTTGACACCTTATAGGTTTACAATGTCTGATCTAGAGCGCTCTGCGCGAACTACGGCTAACAGCCTAGATACACTATACAAGATCGCACCTCTTTACAAGGAGTTATTCATGGAGCAGCTTCAGTTTGCTCTAGCTCCTTCGAGGTTTGTCGCAGCTGTATGTAGTCGTCGGGCTGGTAAGACTACTGTGTGTGCTATCAAAGCCTTTCAAGAGTTACTGACTAAGCCCAATAGTATTGGTATGTATCTGGCCTTAACTGACAGGAGTGTAGAGGATATCTTCATGCCAGTCGTTAGGCCATTGGTTGTCAAATATAAAATCAAATGTAGGATAAATACTGATGAAGTCATCTTCGACAACGGATCAAAGCTTATCATTTGTGGTGCGAATCATCCCAATAAGATTGAGACGTTCCGAGGGATTAAGCTGTTGTTCTGCATCATTGACGAAGCCGCATCCTTTAATGAGAGGATCTTACATTATCTTATTGATGAGGTTATCGGACCCGCCTTATCTGATAATCAAGGTCAGCTTATGCTTATCGGCACGCCCGCGGCGCACTGCACTGGCACGTTCTACAACATTACGACTGGTAAAGAAGGATCTGATGTTTGGCTTACCAAAAGATGGACAGCCTTCGATAACCCCTTCATGAAAACACAGTTCGATGCTGAGGTAGAACTGTTTTTACGCCGTAAGAGATGTGATAGAACCCACCCTAAGTTCCGCAGAGAATATATGGGTGAATGGTGTGCCGATGATGAAACACTGATGATACGGCATTTTACAGCTGAGCATCCAGAACTCCCATATAATCGGGAGGAATGGAGAACGGTTATTGGGGTAGACTTTGGTTTCAATGATGAGACCTCCTTCTCTGTTATCGGTTGGAGATACAATTTACCTAAGGCCTATGTATTAGAGGCCTTTGGGGTGACCAAATCTAGTGTCACTACAATTGCCCATCATTTACAGAGACTTAAGACTCAATACAACCCTATCAGTATTGTTGGTGACCCGGCCGGGGCGTCTAAGATTATCATGGAAGAGTTTAGTAAAAGATACCACATCAACCTTAAGTCGGCTCAGAAGCAAGATAAAGCACACTATATAGAACTACTGTCTGATGCACTATTCAATCAAGACCTTGTCCTGGTTCCTGGGATTACTAATAATCTACAGGAAGAACTGCGGAAGTTGGTATGGAATGAAGAGCGCACTAGAGAACAAGAAGGCGTTAAGTGTGACCAATTCGATGCTACCCTATATTGTTATCGGGAAGCCAGAGCCTATCTTGAGAAAGTTCCCGTACCAAAGAAAGTAGATCCAAACCAATGGGAGAAGGATATGTTAGAAACAGCTAAGAAGAACTACCAAACACGTGAGAATGCTAAGTTAGGTGATCCCTTCTTTGTTCAAGTAAGGAAATTTTTAGGAGAAACTAAATGATAAGCACAGGTAATGCCTTCAATCCGGCCAGCGCCTATCCAGACTGGGTAGAAGCTGAGACATCTTCGGTATACGGCAGTATCTTCTCACAGATACATGACTTTGATAGATTTAGTCTGCCCAACACGGCTACTATGGCTTTTAGGGGACTGATGCAATATACAATCATCTTAGTTGCCTTACATTCTACAATGATCATAATATCAGCTTTCAAGGACAGAATCAAACTAACTTTAATCTAACTGCTGTGGTGATTGACACTTTAACAGCTAAGCTGGCCAGTATTGACACAGTACCACAAGCTGTAACCAATAAAGGTAATGTTAAAGGAAAACGATTAGCTGAAGATTTGAACCACATCATTAAGGGTTATTTCCACAAGCTTCGTCTGAGTCATTTGGTACAGCTAGCTTTCAGAGATGCTATGATTAACCGCGCAGGATTCCTCAAGGTTATCAGCGATGAACAATTAGGCGTTAGTGTTGAGAGAGTATTGTTTCATGAGATGGTGGTTGACCCAGCAGATGGATATTATAATGATCCTTGTAAAGTAATACACCGTAAATTAGTTCCTGTCCATGTGCTTGAGCAGATGTATCCAGAACATAAAGAAATCATTAAGAATGCCATGGTTATGGAAGCTCAACCACAACTAGTTCGTAACTATACACCATCAGTAACCTTGGCCGAAGCTTATTGTAAGAATACATACAAGAAGAAGGGCCGTCACACTATCTGCTTGATATCAGGAGTAATATTAGATGAAGAATGGGACAAAGACTACTTGCCGTTTGTCAAAATGGATTACAATGAGCCTGTGGTTGGCTGGATGGGCAACAGTGTTATTGATGACTTACGCCCCATACAACTGGAACTGGATCGTTTGTTTCTATCGATGCAGGCTATACTCCGCCTAATGAGTGTTCCTACTTGGTTACTTGATAGTAATGCTCAGATGAATAAAGATCATCGCACTAATGAGATAGGACTAATGTGGGAAGGTGACTTCAAGAATGGAGTAGCTCCGATACTTCATAATGGTGCTGCTATGCCTCCAGAGATAATGCAGACTATTGAGTTCCTTATTCAACAAGGTTATGCTAGAGCTGGTCTTACCCCTATGGACACTCAGGGTCAAAAGCCCTCTGGTATTACATCTGGCGAAGCTCTCAAGACTATGGTTGATGAGAAGAGTGAAAGATGGAGTCTGCTTCAATCTAACTTTGAACATAAACATATTGAGCTTGCACATATAATTCTCCGGGAGTTACAAGGTA